ACCCCAAACCTCCGCCGTGCAAAGGCGGCGCTCTACCAGTTGAGCTATAACCCCTTGAGAAAGTCCCTTTCGTTTTGATAGGGAACTGTTTCTCCTGTGTATAGTTTCCATCCCTCATGAAGTTCAGGAACTAACCACTGATCAACCCGATAACAGTATTCCCAGTTAGCAGGTTGAATACAATTCATTACTACTACAGACCAAAATGCTGTAATGTAGTTGATTGCGGTAAGCATTAAACGTCGCCTTCTTCTCTATTCTCAGAGTGGTGAACATCAAAACTACCGCCAGGATAACGTGCCTGAAGTTTATCAACGTTCATCTCGATAACCTCATCGAAGGTGGTATCAAGTGCCATACATGCTTGAGCAATATACCAGCAAATGTCACCCAATTCACGCTTCATGTGGAAAACATTATCTTCATTGTAGGGTTTACCTTGGAAGATAATCTTTTTTACAACTTCAGTAAACTCGCCAGACTCAGCAGTCAAACCAAGAGCAGCAGTCAGTAACTGTGAAGTATTAGTGCCGGTGACTTCAAGTTCTGCAAGACGAGAACCCATTGCACCATAGTTGAGACTAGGTTCACTAGTCACACCTTTTACAAATTCGATATACTTTTCGGTATCAACGTTAGTCATGAAAATCTGGAATAAATGGTTCTTGGCAATTTGGGGGGAGTTCTTTAATTGTTACTTCTTTCCAACTACCACCAACACCGCCGTCCATGTTGACAACAATGTCTCTTGTGGGAAGTTGTTTATTTGAAATATCAATGATATCGCCAGGTAGTGGAGTGAACGTATAATAATGTCCCTCCCACCTGCGATTTCTCATACTAAGGAGATTAACTGCATCTTTTTCCTGTCCACAGTCAGCGATTTTTTCGCCTCTAGGATTGAATACTGAATAGTAACCTCTCATGAGAATTTAAATCCCTCAAATGATTTCTTTGGTTTTGATTCCTCATAATTATACTCTTCATCCTGACCGCTGTCAAGAATGTCATCCTGTGCCGTCTGTTCACAATCATACAGACGCATCTTAGCACGATCAATACCTACTACAAAACGTTTAAAAACATTGATATCGTTGTATCGATTCTTCAATTGCTTCACCATAATTTGCCCGAGTCCTTCAAGATCTTCAGTTGAAATAAGGGCAAACATAAGATCAGCAGTAGCAGGCAACCCAAAGGACTCACTAGTATCAGTAAGCTCCACATCAGAGCTACCATAACCAGAACGGGTAGTCTGGGTGGCAGATACGATAGGTACGTTCGCTTCGACAGCGAGTCCTCTAAGTTCTTCAGCAATTGCCTTGATATATGAATATGAATTGACATTACTGTTTCCGCGATACCTAGAGGAAGCACATATATTAAGGTAATCAATGAAAATAATATCAGGTCTAAATGACTTCTTAAGTGCGAGTTCATTAAGAAGTGCTCTAAAGTGTCCAGCATGTGCTGATGCCGTTGGATATTCTTTAATTATAAGAGTGCCTTGTGTTTTCTGTGCAAGTTTTGTCACCTTATCCTCAAACATCACCTTAGGAAGATCTGTTATCTCCTGAATAGGGACATTGAGGAGATTAGCATCAATTCGCTCCGCAATCTTTTCCTCAGCCATTTCAAGCGTGATGTATAGTACGTTTTTCCCACCCAAGAGTGCGGAAGACGCAACATGGCACATAAACAAACTCTTGCCGACACCAGTGCCAGCGAGAGCAATATTAAGTGTTTTATTCGGGAGACCACCCTTTGTGATCTTATTGAAAAACTCAAGGTCGAATTCGATCTTGTCTTCTTTGCGATGGTATGATTCATATCTTGCCTCATAATCAAGTAGATAATCGTGTCCAACATGAGAGTCAAAGGATACTGCTAGAGCATCGGAGAGAATACTAGGAATAGCATCTCTATCTTTTTCCTTATCCTTTCCGTCAGCAAGTGCAATAGATTCCATTAGTGCCAGATAAATGGCACGATCTCGACACCACTTTTCTGTGGTATTCAACAACCACTCATAGTCAGTTGGAACATCTTCCAGGTAACTAATCAGTTGTGTAATTTCCTTAAACGTAGAGTCATTAATATCACTACGTTTCTCAATCTCAATACAAAGAACTTCTTTAGTCGTTGCTTGATTATATTCCTCAATAAAGTTCCAAATCTCTTCAAAGATTACTTTTTGAGTTGGTTGTTCAAAGTAATCTGCTTTAATAAAAGGAATAACCTTACGAAGATATTCCTCATTATAGAGTAGATTCCTTAGAATTAGAATTTCAACTGTGTCCATGAGGGATATCAAATACAAATGTTATGCGTGTCTCATCACCGATATTAACAGTGCCATGAGGTAATTTATTATTGAACCACAAAAGAGTTCCTGGTTCTACGATCACACTATCCTTGCCACAAAAATACTGATAGCGTCCAAGTATAGAAAGGTGATATCTGTCTCTGCTTAGATAATATGTGCCCTCGTCAACATGTGCCCCTACAATCTCATCAATAGGAAGTGAAAGAAAACCGCATCTATGAATGTCTGCTTTCTTAAAATGCTTGCGTATGATCTTTCTAATCTCACTATGATGAGCGTATGCTGGAGTTTTTACGTTGATCTCAGAGTCACCCACAAAATCATCTTTGTGTTTGACCCCACCCATTATAAGTTGAAGTGCGCTGACTGGCAAGTCTGCAAATCCTCTGTCAACAAGAGACTGAGACCTATCCAGATTTTTCTGGTGATCCCAGTCTCCTGGATATTTCTTCAGTTGTTGTACTACTTTGTCAATGTTGATTCCAGTCTTGAGAATCTTGATCATGAACCGTAACTAAACTCCTCACGAGCAATCGCATCAAGTTTTTCCA